GGGCCGAACAGCCCGATGCGTTGCAAGGTGTCCACGCTGATCACGTTCTCTTGATCTGCGATGAAGCGAGCGGTGTGCCCGAACAGGTCTATGAATCTGCTGGCGGCTCTATGTCGGCGCATCACGCTTCGATGGTGTTGGCCGGCAACCCGATCAGGAGTACCGGCTATTTCTACGATACTTTCCATAAGCTCGCTGACCGCTGGAAGACGTTCCACATATCGTGCGAGAACACGGGACGCGTATCGAAGGAGTACATCGAAGAATGTCGGCTGCGCTATGGCGAGGAATCGAACACCTACCGCGTTCGCGTTCTCGGTGAATTCCCGAAAGGCGACGACGACACGGTTATCCCCCAGGAGTTGGTAGCCGACGCGATCAGCCGCGACATAGAGCCGACCCAGTTCGGGCCGACCGTATGGGGTGTCGATGTAGCACGGTTCGGTGCCGACGCATCCGCGCTTTGTAAGCGAAAAGGAAACGCTATCACGGAGCCGATCCGGCTGTGGCGCAACCTCGACACGATGCAATTGACCGGCGCGATCAAGGCTGAGTATGACTCGAGCCCCGAAAAACCTACCGAGATTTTCGTGGACGCTATCGGGTTGGGCGCTGGCGTGGCCGACAGGCTGCGTGAGCTTGAGTTGCCAGCCTACGCGATCAACGTCAGCGAAAGTCCGGCGATGGGTCACCACTACCTGAACCTTCGTGCCGAGCTTTGGTACAAGGCGAAAGCGTGGCTGGAAGGGCGCGATGTGCGGTTGCCGAAAGACGAGTTACTGAAAACCGAATTGACTACCGTGCGTTATAACTATACATCTAGCGGCAGAGTGAAGATCGAAGCGAAAGCCGATCTGAAGCGTAGAGGTGTCGCGTCACCCGATAGTGCGGATGCGTTCGTTTTGACGTTCGCGTCCGATGCCGGAACGGCGATGGGTGGACGGGCGGGTAGTTATTTGGGTAAGATTAAGAGGAACTTGGTGGGTGTGGTCTAGGGGGTTGGCCCGATGGGATGGTGGTCTTATGGGCTCGCTTAAACAACCACAGCTATACGGTTCGCGCTGCGCCCACAGCCCGAACGGTGCCCCTGGGCCGCTGGGTTGGTGTGGGAGTGTAGGATACATCTGAGGAGCTAGGTGCGGTGAAGTTGCACCGCCGAGAGGTTCGCGCCAGTTAGGCCAACCGGGTACTCAGTCCGGCCCTAACAAGTCCTGACGCGACCAGAGCAGTTAAGAAGGGGACAGGAAGCAGGAACGAGAAGCACGGTTGCTTGGGGTGCCAGAGAGATGCTCATCTCTGCCGAGCGTTAAGACCGTGTGAGAGAGGAAGGAGGGGGCATCCTACTTCCCCAAGGGGTCTGCCCCTAGACGATTGAACCCTGGTGGGGTGGGGGCTTAGGTTCCTGCCCCTCACAGGGCGCAACATAAACTTTTCGGGATGTCGAGATATTGGCCTACATAGACGAAGCTGAAACCGAAGCTGGCGTAGGGATGAGCGAGGCCGACTTGCAAGCAGTGGTCGCCTCCTATATCTCCGACGCGATCCAATACATTGACGACGATATCAGCCCCATCAGGGCCGAATCGACCAAATACTATCGGGGCGACCCGTTCGGTAACGAGGTCGATGGTCGCTCCCAGGTGGTCAGTCGCGATGTGCGCGATTCCGTACAAGCCGTGTTGCCATCCATGATGCGCGTGTTCTTCGGCTCGGAGAAGGTGGTCGAGTTCGTGCCACGCAATGCGAACGACATGGCGATGAGCGAACAGGCGACCGACTACCTCAATTACATCGTTAGGCAAGACAACGATGCGATAGCGATTTTCTACAGCGTGTTCAAAGACGCGCTGATGAATAAAGGCGGGTTCGTCAAATGGTGGTGGGACGACTCAATAGAAGTACAAACCCACAGCTTTGAAGGTTTGGACGAGGGTGCGCTCGGCCTGATACTACAAGAAGAAGGCGTCGAAGCCGTATCGGTCGAAGGACGACCGGCAACTGGCATATCGCCGGAACAGATCCAGCAGATGGAAGCGCAGGGTCAGCAATCTCCGCAAATCTACGATGTCGAGGTTAAGCGGTCCCGCAAGCGCAATCAGGTCAAAATCGAAACGATGCCGCCCGAAGAATTCTTTGTGGACGCGGCTGCTACATCGTTGGACGATGCGATGGTTGTCGGCCATCGCACGATGTCTACCGTGTCGGACCTTGTAGCCCTCGGCTACGACCGCGATATACTGGACGATCACCTGTCCGATGAGTTCGCGTTTGTGGACAGCGATGAATACACGGCCCGTTACTCCAACACCGAGATGCCCGGTCCTGTATCGGCGGCTGAACGTAGGCGCGTTCTGTATACCGAAGCATGGTGCTACATCGACTATGACGGCGATGGGATAGCCGAACTCAGGCGCATCTGCACGGTCGGCAATAGCTATGAGATCGTGAACAACGAGCCAGCGGATTCAATCCCGTTCGCGATGTTCGCTTGCGATCCCGAGCCGCACGTTTTCTTCGGTAGCGATATCGCTGATCTGACGAAAGACATCCAGCGCGTGAAGTCGGCGGTGCTGCGTGGGATGCTCGACTCACTCTCGTTTGCGCTGTATCCGAGAACGGGCGTAGTCGAGGGTATGGTCAACATAGACGATGTGCTGAATCCCGAGGTCGGCTCAATCATCAGGATGCGCCAGCCCGGTATGGTGCAGCAGTTGGATGTGCCGTTTCTGGGCAAAGACGCTTTCCCGATGATTCAATATCTCGACAGCATGAAAGAAGCGCGAACCGGCCAGACAGCCGCATCGCAAGGGCTTGACCCCGATGTGCTGCAATCGACCACCAAGGCAGCCGTAACCGCGACGATCAAGGGTGCCGAACAACATCTGGAGATGATGGCGCGACTGTTTGCCGACAGCTTTAAGCGGATGTTCAAGGGCATACTTAAACTCGTTATCACGCATCAGGATAAAGAACGCATCATTCGGTTGCGTGATGAATGGGTGCCTATCGATCCGCGTGTCTGGGACTCGACGATGGATTGCAGTGTGAGTGTCGGGCTCGGTGTCGGCACGACCGACGAACGGCTCGGTGTGCTGAATCAGGTGGTGCTACAGCAGAAAGAAGTGCTAGAGAAACTCGGGCCGAGTAATCCGTTAGTCGGGCTAGGCCAGTTCCGTAACACGCTCGCAAAGATGCTTGAGATCAGCGGTTACCCGGATTCCAACCAATTCTTCAAGCCCCTGCCGCTCGACTACGAACCGCCGCCGCCGCAGGAGCCGCCGAAACCGTCGCCGGAAGAGATGCTACTCCAAGCGCAGATGGCCGATATTCAGTCTCGGTCCCAGATCGAACAAGAGAAACTCCAACTCGCTGCGATGAAACAACAGCAGCTTGATGAGCGTGAAAGCGCCAGAATCGCTGGCGACTTGGCGATCCGCGAGTTCCAGGCTGAAGAGAAATTCCAGAACGATGTCGATCTTGAGGTTATCAAGGCGAGCCTCAAGGAAGGACTCTAAGTGGGTCTGACTAGCGAGCAGAAAGGACGCCGCGCTAAGGAAATTCTTGACGATCCAGTGTTTTCGGAGGTTATACACACCACTAGGGAGAGCATCCTTGCCCAGTGGAACCTGACCGATTACGATCAGACCGAGACGCGTGAGAACCTTTACCATCAGGGCCGCGCCCTTGACGAGATACTGCGTGGGTTGCGAACATTGATAGCTGACTGGACGGTGGATCAGTCGCGCAATAAAACCAGAAAAGGAAGGAAATGATGAGCGAAGCCGGTACGAAGGAAGCTGGTCCACGCTCTATGGGCGATATACAGGACACTTTTGGTCAAATGCTCACCGGGGCCGAAGAGCAACCCGAAGAAGATTCTTCTGAGGAAGAGCAGACTTCGACGGATTCTTTGGATATAGAGCAACAGGATACCGAGTTGGCCGATGACTCGGTGGTGGATGAGCAGTACGATGACGAATTAGGCGACGAACAACTCGACAGCGAGGCCCAGGCGTTTACCGTCACAGTTGATGGCAAGCCTGAAGAGGTGCCGCTGGACGAACTCATCGCCGGATACCATCGCTACGCTACATACACGAAGAAGAGCCAGGAACTCGCACAGCAACGAGATGGTTTCGGTGAGGAGCAACAGGCTCTACGGCAGACGTACCAACAATATCAACAGGTACTGAGCCAGCTCCACCAGCAGATGCAAACCGCCAACCAACCGGCGAATCTGGATTGGGACGCTCTCGAACGAGAGAATCCGGTCCAGTGGCTGAAGCTCAAGGAACTCGAGCGACAGAAGGCCGGAGAGATACAGGCGGTCCAATCCGAACAGATGCGTATGCAACAACTTCTTGATGGCGAAAACAACAAGAAACTGCAAGACCATCTGGTAGTCGAACAGGGTCTGGTGTTGGAGAAAATCCCCGAGTGGGCCGATGGCGATCTGCAAGCCAATGAGCAGCGTAAGTTGCTCGAGTTTGGTAAGGCGATTGGGTTCAGCGACGACGAACTCAATACACTTTATGATCATAGGGCATTGGTCGTGTTACGCGATGCGATGCGCTATAACGAACTCACCAACGGCGACAAGATCACTGCGGCCAAATCTAAAATCGGCAGCGTCAAGGGCGGCAACCAAGAGACATCCCGCCGTGTACGCTCCCGTAAGGTGAAAGCGAAGAGGGCTCAGTTGAAAAAGACCGGCAAGGTCGATGACGCTGCGGCCCTATTTGCTGACATCCTTACGGAATAACCGGAGCGAATCATGTGTGCAGTAATTGCTAATACGTTTGAAACCTACCAAGCGAAGGGCATTAGGGAGGATCTCAGTGATCTGATCTCTGACATCAGCCCGACGACAACGCCCTTCCAGAGCAACATCGGGTCGAGAGACGCGGACAACACCTACTTTGAGTGGCAGACGGACACCCTCGCTACGGCCAGTGGAACGCCCGTAATCGAAGGCGCAGATCTATCGTCATTCACGGCAGTCACTCCAACCGTTCGCCTTGGCAATTACTGCCAGATCAACATGGTGGACTTCATCATCTCGGGCACCGAGCAGCGCGTGGACAAAGCGGGCCGTGCTTCTGAGATCGGTTACCAGGCGGCGAAAGCTGCGAAGGAACTCAAGCGCAACGTCGAAGTAGCAGCGTTGCTGAACGGTGTTGGTGCGGTTGTTGGTGCTACCAACACAGCCCGCGTCACTGCTGGGTTCCCTTGCTGGCTGAAGACCAACGAGACTTCCACGAACGTGACGGCACCCAGCTATTCGGGTTCAACCCCGACAGGTGCGGCACAGGTCTGGAAGGCTTTCGGAACGCCCACGGCGTTTACGGAAGCGATGCTCAAGACCACGATGCAGGAATGCTACTCCAGTGGTGGCGAGCCGTCGATGCTGATGGTCGGTCCTTTCAACAAGACCGCTGTTAGTGCCTTCAGTGGTATCGCGTCGAGCCGCTACAACGTGGACGGCGCGGAGCCGTCAGTGATCATCGGGGCCGCAGACATTTATGTCAGCGACTTCGGTAATCTGTCCGTTGTGCCGAACCGTTTCTTCACATCAGTGATCGATGCTGGTGCTGGTTCGCTGATGAACAACTGGGCGTTCTTGATCGACCCAGACGAGGTGAGGATCGCGAACCTGCGGCCTTACACCATTGAGACATTGGCGAAGACGGGTGACGCTGATAAGCGGATGGTGTTGCAGGAGTGGGGGCTTCAAGTGAATAACGAGAAGGCCCACGGTGTAATCGCCGGAATCACCTCGGCATAGTTCTGCTGGTGGGGTGGGGGCTTTGGCCCCTGCCCCCTAGTAGGCACCATCATGCAAACCAAACGAGTGCTGGACTACGATCCAGCTACGGGTATCACTCAGTGGTTTCATTACG